TACTGGCAAGTCTCAACAAGCAGATTACTACATTACCCGTAACGGTGAGCAGTATGAAGATAGTAATTTTGATTCTGATTATTACAATCTAGATCACTTAAACACAGAACAAACACAAGTTTACATCAGTTATGAAAAACATCCTGGCGTTGGATATTGCGACAAATTCATCGTTTTGGATCATGGTGTAGGTATTGGCGGTCGTAGGGTTGAAGGTATTTTAGAATTGGGTTACTCAACTAAGCGTAACACATCAGAGAATTTTGGTGCGTTTGGCTTAGGTGCTAAAGTACCTTTGTCTACGGGTGTCGACTTCTACACTATAGAAACAGTACATAATGGTAGAAAGATAACGTGTAACTGCTACAACTACAAAACAGATTTTACAACTCCTAAGTTTAATACTACTACAGGAAATATTAATCCTAGTTTTAGTTTGTCTGATGGTAGCACAGTTTACTATGAACCTACAGTAGACAAGAACTATACTCAGATTTCGTTCGGCGTTAAGCGTCATAACAGATCTAAGTTTATGGACTCTGTAGAAGAACAGCTGTTGTATCTTGACAATGTTAAGTTTAGAGTTGTTGAGCATTTTGAAGATGGAGAAGTCGACATTAAAGAAAAGAACTTTCAAGCTAAAGTACTTTTTAACTCTGAGAACCTTATTGTAGCTGACACTTACGTGTTTAATAAACCGCATATTGTGGTTGTTAAGAATAGTGAGGCTACTACTGGTATTAACTATGGTTTTATTGATTTCCGTGAATTGGAGATGGAGACATTATGGGGCCCAATTGCTTTTAAATGTCCTGCTCGCCAAGTTATGAGAGATCCTGAGACAGGTAAAGATGTAGTACTACAAGAAGGTGTAGATGTCACACCATCACGTGAGAAAGTGATATGGAATGATGCTACTAAAGCATATGTTCAAGGTGTTATTAAGAAAGCAGCTGCAGAGGCTACTAAGCTAATACAAGCAGAGCTTAAAGATACAGACATTGTTCAATGGCTTGTATCTTGTAGAGACATTCTTAGTAAAGCAAATGGATCTTCAACGCTAGGTAGGATTGCTAATATTATTGATCGGCAGTCTATTAACCCTCAGTTTACACCTGACAAAAGTATTAGGTATGCAATGCCTAAGATTTTCTTTAAAGGTATGAATGCCAAGAAGGTTACAAAGATGAGAGATTACAGATCTGGTAAAGACAGTCTTGAGAGAGATGAGTTTGACGGATGGTCAGGTGTAAGTACTACTAATATTTACATTAAAACAGATGAGCAGTTTAATAAGTACAAAGATTTGTATTTACTACAACAAGCTCAAAAAGACGACTATCAAGAAAACATCGTAGTTATCAGTCCTCCTACTATTGCTATGCCTAAAGCTATTAGTTTGTTGCCTCCTGGGCCAGAGAAAGGAAAAGCAATGGCAGCGTATAATGCTGAAGTTACTAGACAGCAGGCTAAGTTTGCATACTTTCAGGCTTCTCCTCATGTTAAAAGCTATGATGATGTAGAACTTAGCGATGAATGGTTAGAAGAGTACAAGGCAGAGGCAGCTAAAGCTGAGCAAGTTGCAACGTTTGAGAACATTACACCTGCAGAACGTCGTAAGATAGAAGAGCGGATGGTTGCTTTTACTCTAAGAACAGATAATAAACGCAACGATGGCAAAAACTATACCTGGGATAAGATCGAGCCTAAAGCTAAAGATCTTATGCAAAGTGAGAAGACTATTTATTATGGTAGTACTGCTGACGAGGAAAAGTTTATGCTTGCTGCTGATATTATTGGCTGCTATGCTCCTACATTTAAACAAGTTTACCCTGAAACTACATGGTATTCTTGGGATGAGTGTCTAGTTGGCAAGATGTTTTATTATGAGCAGCCGCCTGTTCGTGTGTACTCAACTTATGGTGAGGATAAAGGGCAACCTGCAGAGTGGGCTAGACCTGATAAAGCAGATCAAGATTGGGACACACCGCAGCTTATTAGAGTTAGAGAAACGTATATTAAACACATTGCAAAAGGTGCTAATTGTAAGCACATTGATGAATTCTTTTTGCAATTAAATTCAGATGGAGGATACACTATGGATTCACACTTAATTAAATGGTATACTGGTAAAAAGATCCAGGCCGTTAAAGAAATGCGACACTTGTCTGCACTTAAACATATTAACCCTGAGCTATTTGATAAGTTTAAGGAATGTTATAAGGCTGCAGAAGTGGTGTCTAGCAGATCTATGGAGTGGATTGATATGGAAAAAGATGATAATTCTACAGTTTCAGAAATTAAAAAAAATGTAGAAAGGATTGCTAAGTTCCAAGCTTTTTGTGAAAAAGTTACATCTCCTGTTTTAATTGCTGCTAAAAGTAGAGAGTTATTTGTGTTAGACATGCCTAATGCGGGTGCATATGATACTAGACTTGTTGCTAACTGCCAAGAGTTGGTAGAGTATAACGAAGAAGTATCGATTATGCTATCTACTATAGGCCAGTTTAATGTACATCCTGACGCAGCTCCAGACATTAGTTCAGAGCTACAGAAGGAGATTAGTGTATACCTAGATGCAAAAGATAGACTTCAATGGGGAAGCTAGCCTTTGTAACTAGGAAAGCTTTTGATATTAGATTTTCAGGTAGATCGACGGATTTCATATCTCCGTCGTTTGGTTATGGCTGCTTGTATAACTGTTCATACTGTTATATGAAGCGCCATAAACCTGACGGTCTATCAATTGCTAAAAACACAGGCGATATACTTACTGAAATAAACAATCATGCTTATTTCACACCAGTAACAAAGCCAAATCAGACGCATCCTGTTTTTACTACATACGACATTAGTTGTAACGAAGACTTTGCTTTGCATGCTAAGTATCACGACTGGGAAAGAATCTTTGAATTCTTTAGAGATCATCCTGTTGCGATGGGTAGCTTTGCTACTAAATATGTAAATCCAAATCTAATTAAATTTGACCCGCAAGGTAAGATACGTATTAGATTTAGTCTTATGCCACAAAGTAGATCAGACATTCACGAGCCAGGCACATCTAAAATTATTGATAGAATTAAAGCTATTGATGCATTTATAGATGCAGGCTATGATGTACATGTTAATTTTAGCCCCGTAATTTTATACGATGGCTGGATGGAAGAGTACGAAGAATTGTTTGATATGCTTAATGACTATGTAGACTACAAAGAACAGGTTCTAGCAGAAGTTATATTCTTGACACATAATGAGAATAAACACAAAGCTAATCTTGAAAAGCATCCTAAAACAGAGGACGATTTATGGAAGCCAGAAATACAAGAGCCTAAAATCTCTCAGTATGGAGGTAGAAACATAAGGTATAACAGACATCTAAAAGCTGCGTATATGAGTGCATTTAGACGTAGACATGACGAAATAATACCTTGGAATACAATTAGATATATGTTTTGATGAACACTTTAAAAACAAAAACAGGAAAACCTATGACTCCCAAGCAATTGTGGGCTCGTAGACGAAACTGGGAACTAAGATCGTTGCGACAGATTACTCAAGAACTTGATTTTAGATTTCATTGCAGATGCTCTGAAACTAAATTATATGGTACAGTTCCAAGATCTGCAACGCTTTCCCAAACAGAGTTAGATAAATATAAGAAAGCTATTGATTTATTGAGGAGTTTGACAGACAATTGGTCTGCAGAACATAATCAATTAAAACACAAAATAGACTTCTCTAAGTTTGTCTAACTAATTAAAAATCAGTAAATTAGTAACCCAAATAAACAATTAAATTATGATTACACTAAACGTAATTGACGATGTGATCTCAGGATCATATGGAGATAAAAACTTCTCCGTAACGTACAGCAAAGAGCTGTATGAAAGTATGATGGTTCTCAAAGGACTAGCAGATGATGCTGTTAGCATGGCAGAATATCAAGACACTCTACAAAAATTTGCAAAACTTGCTGTAGAAGATTATACTAAAACAATTGAGACTGAGTGTGAGCACATTCATGTGAACAAAGCTACAGGCCAGTTCTTTCTTAAGAGTAACGGTGTAGTGTCAAGCTATCCTATGCCGCAAGCTTTGGTAGATAGAATATTTGAGTCTATTGACAAAGGTTTGTCTTTCTTACCGCTTGTAAAGATGTGGACTAGATGGTTGCGTAATCCTATTCTTAGAAAGAAAGGTGTAGACGCAGACTTTTCAGAGCGCTTCTTTAACTTTGTAAACTTAAAGTATGTGCACCCTAAACTAAAAGAAGAGCTCATGGAAGAGCACGGTCTTAGTGAAGAGGTTGCAGATCGCAGAGCTACCATGTATCAAATGAAAGTTACTAGCGAAGGTTTACTTAACGGCTACAAAGTGTCTAGAGAGATTATGCACAAGTTTGATCGAGAAACTGGTGAACAAGTTGACCGATACAAACGTACATTTAATCCTGATACAGGCGAGATAGAGGGCAATGGCCTACCTGAGCACGTAGAGGATCGCTTATTTGAACCTGCCGTTATGGGTTCAGGTGGAGATGCGTTCTATTGTGAGGGTGTAAATGGCTATGGCTCTCCTCAGCATTTTATTAAAGTTGGTTGTAGACACAGATTGCCAGATTGGTCTCATGTAGATACAAATGACAATCGCTCTTGTGTTAAAGGTCTACACTTAGGTGGTCTTAAGTATATCGCATGCTACAGCGGCGAGATACACAACATCTTTGTAGATCCTATGCACATAGGTGCAGTGCCTGATGATAATACAGGTGCTATTAGATGCTTAGAGTATTTTGTGCACTCTTCTCTTGTAGGTGTTAACGGCTCAATCTACCACAGTTCTACTTATGCAGAAATGACAGATGCGCAGTGGGCAGACATGCGAATTGAAGCAGTAACAGAGTATTCAGAGTGTAAAGAGTCTTGTGACAAAAGTGTTGCAGAACTTAACGCTATATAATAATTAGGGGGCCTAGTGCCCCCATAATTTTTTTAATATGAAAGTAGCACTAATAGACGCAGACAGCCTCCTGTATTACGAAATGGGTAAAGATACCCTGGAAGAGGCGATGATGGGAATAGATGATAGAATAACGACTATACTTGAGACTACAAGTGCAGATGCTTACTTTGGATTTTTAACAGAAGGAAAATGTTTTAGATATAGACTTGCTAGGACAAGGCCTTATAAGTACAATAGAAAACTTAGTACTAAACCTCCAATCTTTTATGCTTTACGAGAGTACATAAAACAAAAATGGGGTTTTAAAGGTATTCTAGGCTTAGAGGCAGATGACTGTGTAAGTGTGTACTCTACTATTATAGCAGAAACAGAAGGCCAATCATATGTAATATGCAGCCCTGACAAAGATGTGCTTAGGCAAGTGCCAGGCAGGCATTTTAATTTTCAAAAAATGGAATGGATTAATACCTCTGATAAAGAAGCTAATGAGTTTTTGTGGATGCAAACGCTTATGGGCGACTCAACAGATGGAATACCGGGCATTCCTGGCCTAGGCGCCAAAACAGCTGAGAAAATTATTAATGCAAACGATGGAACTACGTCATATGAGCAAGATGTTTTAAAAATATATGTAGAAAAGTTTGGCCAGTACGATGGAATTTGTAAATTTACAGAGACGTTCAAACTTGTTTACTTACTCAAAACTGAGGAAGACATTCTTTATAATATACGGAAACCTTTAGAGCCAATAGAATTTATTAGTATTAATTCTTAACTTTTTAGGCATGACTGAAACAAAACGTAAAACTCAAATTAAAATTGTTTCCCCCCTAGAAGTCCGGGTAAATGGATTTGACACTTTTATACAAAATCAAAACTTTGGTGAAAGTGTTATGTCCATAGACCTCCCGGATGGGAGGAGCTTTACTGTTGGACAAACTTCAATGTTCAATAAGATTCCTTACAAAATAAACACAATTGAGAAAAATCAAACATCCGACTACACATTACGAGTAGCAAACAGAACAAAATCATCTCTGCTTCTTATGCCTATGTTTAATGGTGATAAGAGGCTATACATGTACGACAAACTATTATTAAATTGTTTTATAGGGAAAAACTTAGATACACTTGTTTTAGTATACAGATTTAGCGGAGAAGCTACATTTTTAAGATTTGAAAGCGCACTTAAGTCGTTTAAGAATTTTATACTGTCAGAAGATCCTAACGAATACTGCGTAAAATTTGAATTTAGCGTTCCAAATAGATTACTTAAAGACTTTGACTGTTTTATTGAAGGTAGATATTCTGAATTTAGCACAGATTACAAAATGCAGATCTTAAAGTTTCATGATTTAGACATACAGAGCCAAATAGCATCTATTCTATTTAAATCAGAATCTAGAAGATTAGCTCTAAACAAAAAACTTGGAGTAACACTTGATGAAGAAGCAGAATTACTTAGCATAATAGACACTGAAAAAGAAATATTTAATGTTAAAGATTACTTTTAAAGGGCGGGCCGTGGCCCCCCTTTTTTTCATCCTATCTTGGTCTACCTGAAAAAAACGCTATATAGATAAGAGGAACATATATATGAAACTCCCAATATGGGTGCTCTTCTGTAGGTTCAAACGTTCTTACTCCAAACAACATTCCTGTATATGTTCCTATTTCAATGTCCATTATCTTTGTCTAGTTTTATCTGTTTCTCTAACTTCTAATACATTAAATACTGCATCTAATCCAGGTACAAATTTAGGTGTATAGTGTAGAGGACCGGTTTTATCTTTTTTGTCGTTTTGTCCAAATGCAACATCTCTAAAAGTATCAGCAGTATTACTTGCAAGTTTTACTATAGTAGATGCCATTGATATAAGCGGGATACCTGTGCTTCTAGAATCCATAAATTCTCTTGGATCTACAAATACAGCAGTTTCTCTATATGCTCTATTCATAACTTTGTAAAGCTGTCTTCCTGCCCAAGACTGTCTCATATCTATCTTGCCGTCGTCATCCCAGTCGCCGCCCATTAGCATTAATAGCATACCTAGAAGCATTACGCCACGGAACTCCATCATAAAAGCTCTAATGTTACCACGTTTCATATCTAGAAACTCTTGATACATCTTTTCTTTTTCAACCGGATCTTTAAATCTTTCTGCAAACTCCGGATTAGTAATGTTTTGCGCTATAAACTGATCAAATGCAGCTCTAGCTTTCTTTTCATTTACTTTATAAGTGTTTGTCATACCAAAAGTTACGACATCTAGCGCTACTTTTCCAAGATCTTGTCCGTATGCTCCTATAAGTTGTGCTACACCTACTTCAGCATTAATAAGCTGTTCTATTGTTATATCTCCGCCTAAATTACCAATACTTGTTGTCCAAGTACCTTGATCAAAGTTTTTAAGAATGTGGTCATATCGAGCTCTACCAAATCTTTCCATAGCTACACCAGGCAACCAAGATTTGTAATGCATAAGCAGTCTAAGGAACAACGTATTGTTGTAAAGGGCTTTATCTTCATCAGACATAGATCCTTTTACTTTATCACTTATTCTTCTAGCAATTTGTCTGAAGTCTATTTCTCCAGAGTCTTGCATATTTCCTATTTTAACTTTGTATCTGTTTCTTGCAGACTTAGATACATTAGCTATTGTTGACGCCCATTTAGGATCTTCTTCAAGCTCCATAATATCTACAATGCTTTTTGATCCGTCAGGCAGTCTAGATAGAAGTGTTGGAGCCCCATTCTCGTCTAGCCCATAATTCAAAGCTAAAGCATATATACCAATAGCATCAATACCTCTATCAGCTGTACCAAGCATAGCAAACCACTTATCGTTTGTTAAATGTTTAGTTATAAATCGTCCAGACAATCTATCTGCCCGCTCTTTAGCAATATCAAATTGGTAAATGTCAAAATGTTCTGCAAGTGCTCTCATTTTAGGGTCTGCAGTCATAAGAGCTTTTTGCGCTTTTACTAAATTATCAGGAGTAATATATACACCTTTAGAAGCTTGTTGTCTAAGTCCAAACTGCCCTGCTATAAATGCACCAAACGCTACTGGAGCTTTTAGTCCTAATGTTGTTTGTGAGTGTAACATCTTTAAAGACATTAAACTTTTAATACCGCTAAGCCCTAACACATTAAAGTCGTTGTTTCCAACTTGCGATCCGTAAATATATTGGTCTACAAAATCATTAAAAACTTTAGAAGAGCCTTTTGAATCAAAGATTTGTTTAGCAGTTCCAGACAAGTTAGTTAAGATTTTACCTGTTAAGTTATCTACTTGTATCTCTGTTGCAATGTTATTTTCTAACAACATACGCATGCTTTCTATTTCAGGCAGTACGTCGTCTTTTAATTTATAGTCCATAGCAGCACTACCTAGTAATAATAAACTCTTACCTATATCTCTACTTTTTAGAGAGTGGTCTATATTACCTTTAGAATCTACAAGAGGACGTATATACAATCTAGGCACACGTCTAATAAGTTCTCCACTGTTCTCATCTCTTATACCAAAGCTAAGATCATGCTCTCGTATTTGTAAAGACTCTAACATAGATTTAGACATACCTTTAAAACCATCATCAAGCAAATGCTCCATAGTGTTTTTATGTATGTTAGCTATAAATCCAGGACCAAGTTCTTGTCCAAACATTTCTTCAAACTCCATAGTTTTTTCTATGTAAAAGTCATAGAAATTTTTAAGAGCAGGAGTGCTTTGTATTTTTTGATACTCAGGAGATATATGCATGTCTTTAGGCTTTAAAAACCATCTACCTCCGTGACTAAGCATTGCAGTTTTAGGAAACTTTACAATGTTATGCATTTTATCATAAATAAGAAGCTCTCTGTCAATTGCTTTTGAATTGTTTTTAAATTTTCTTTTTAAACTTGTTAAGTATTGCTTTCTATATATAGGAAACTTCTTATCAAACTTTTCTTTATTTATTTCTGTGTTATTTTGTAGCCATTGTAGATTACCAGACTTAATAGCATTTGCTCTATCTACATAAAACTCTCTAGTGTATTTTCGTACAAGATTTCCTGAATCATTGTTAATGATAAGGTCAAAAACTTTAACACCTTTGTACCCGTTGTTTTCGCCCCATTCTAATAATGGATTTTGTACGTCTTCAATCTCTTCTGCAAGAGTTTTTACAGACTTTCTATGCTGGTGTTGTACATCTGTTACAATGTTATACAAAGTACGCAGATATGGGTTGTTTTGCTTAGAGAGTGTTACAAACTTTTCAGTTATAAAGTCTGTAGATGTGTTAAAATCTTTAAGACCTTTTACGCCTCTAGCTTCAGAAAACTCAACTGCCCTCACCATTAACTTGTCTTCTAAAGCGCTTTTTAGGTTAGTTAAAAATCCTGCAGCTTGTTGACGAATTTCTGCATACTCTTTTCTTTCTTGCTCAGAGCCCTCATTGTTTAAGTACTCATTATAATCAGAAGTTTCTAAAAAGCCCATATAGAACATAGTGTCAGACAAAGCTGCTTGCAGTTCTTCTAAGTCCATGTAGTCAGGATTTGCAACCTGCTTACCTTTTTCTGTTATAAACTCATCATCAACTGCTAAGTTTTCTAATACATCTTTTAACTCTGTTTGTATGCCTTCTAGAACAAACTTAACATCTTGATTTAATTGTAGTTTTCTTATTTGACGGTCTAGCTTTGCTTTACGATCTTTAATTTGAAACCACTCTTTACCTTTACGTAGATCTTTATTATCTAGTTCTTCTTGCATACGCTTACTCCGCGTAAGAGCTTTAGATATTAGAATATTTATAGATTCAAAGTCTGTCATCTCTTCTGCTACCGGTATTTGCTCTAAGAACTCACTGTCTGACCCTATTTGCAATGTGGTAATTTCGCTAGTAATTTGCTTATCTACATATTTAAAACGAACATGTATAGGAACAATACGCGACTTTCTTATCTTAGTTACACCATACTGCTCTAATAACGTTTGTTTATAGTGCCCTACCTGTATGTTGTACGTATCCATTTTTGCATCAAAAGGATCTTTGACTAGTTGATACCCTTTACCAGGAACAAACTGTACATATCCTTTTTCTATAGATGGAGACACAAACTTCCAATCATATACCTCTGCAGACCCATCACTAAAAATAGCTATAAGGTCAATAGTACCACCAGTACCTTCGTTTACGCTTTCACCAGTTTTTCTTAACAAGAACTGCTCTGTTCTAATTACTGCCTTTTCTTTAGTACCGTTCTCTTTGTTTATCTTATCTTGAGTTCCTTTAATAGCTTTTAGAATTCTAATAACTTCTTTATCAAGCTTATCAAATTGGCTCTTTTTAAACGGAGAGTTTTGGAATATTTGCTGTATAGTAAGATCCGTCTTTTTAGTGTGATACTTAACTAAATCTTCCATAGTCTTGTGCCCAAGAGTACCGGATTCTTTTCTTAGATTGTTGTACCGCTCAAGAGATTCATTCTCTTTAGCTGTAAGCAGATTCTTTTTTCTTGTCTTATGTCTTTTGTAAAAGTATTTTTTAACTTCATCAGATACACGACCTATAATTACAACTCCTTCATACTTGCTTCCAGGTACGCCGACGTAACGATCTATTTCAGGGCCGTCTTCTACAAACCAAGGTTGTTTTAAACCTAGCTGTTCCGCATTTCTACCTTCAGTTTTAAACTGGTCAGAAAACTCATCTAAATTTTGTAGGACTCCTTTTCTAGGGTCTTCATCTATATTTGGATTATCCTGAAACATCTCTAATACGCCTGCAGTTTTAGCTCGGCGCACGTTTAAAGATTTAAGAATTTCTTTATTAAGCATTAGGGCAGCTGTTCTTGCATACGGATCTGTAACAGCTCTACCAAACAACTTGTTTACAAAATTCATTACTCTTTCAAACCATCTTTGCGCTCTGCTTTGCTTTTGCTTAGTATCGTTGCTTTCTGTTTGTTTAACAAGATTTTTAGCTATAAGCTTTCCTATCGCTTCTTTTTTAAGCTTGTTTACATTTCCGCTGTACTGCTCTACATAAAATTCATTGTTAGCTACTTCTTTGTATATGTCGTAACCCTCTATCATATTCATCATAGACGTAAACAATGGACTACCGCTAGCTTCTAGTAACTCTACAATAAAGTGAGACGCTTCTTCCGATAGCGTATCTACACCGGCTTTACCTGCAACAATTTGTATAAGATTATTAACTATATCTGCTTTTGCAATAGCGTTTACTATCTGTCCATCAGAGTTACGTATAACTGTAGCATTCATATCTACTTTAACCCCTAACTCTTCCATGAGTTTAGACATTGCGGAGTCTAGATCTTCATTAGCTTCACGTATGTCTGCTGATTGTTGTTGATGATATATATTATCTGCAGATAGTAGATCGTTTGTAGTTAATCCTATTACATTTCCTTGAGCTATACGCTCTATAAAAGCATCTACACCTGGGTAATTTTTATGAATTTTATCTATAACATCTGTCGGATTTGTAACTGCTTTACGAGCCCCTGTTTCTGTGCGTAACCCATAACGTTCTTCAACTTCAGCAAGTAAGGGGGACATGTCGGGAGCCGTGAAAGTCCCGTAGTTTTCTGTAGCATGTTTTATTTGGTCAGGCTCGAAGGCTACCATTTGCTCTCCATGTGCAAAATCCCTAGAGTCATCAGCTGCGTCCATAAAAGTATCTTCACCAATGAATATACCGTCATGACCTACACTTTTTATAGCTTTGTGGTGCTCATCTCTACTTTGATACTCACTTCCTTCATTCCCAGCGTATCCACTCCAAAAGTTTTTATAATTTTTTGGAGATGATATGTTTAAAAATGTAGGGTGTATATTTATATCACTTTCTGATAATCCTCTAAACTTAGCCATGTTAATAGCTGCAGACTTCTGGTCTGTAAACCAAAATCCAGTGTCAGATTTTTCCTTGTTAAAGATTTCTATAGCTTCAGAGCTAGCATGGTACACTATCTTAGGTTCTCCATTCTTATCTACTATCTTAGATTCCCCAAACCAATGTTTAAATGTACGAGTTTGAGTCATGGCCCATTTCTTAAGCGCCGTTTCAGGTGCAAGACCTACATCTTCTATTAAACTTTTATAAAGAATAGACTCTTTACCATTAGGAGCTAGCACTTTTGCTACTGTCCCATTTTCATGTCTTATGATACTACAACTCATTACTTACATTCTTTTTCATTGATTGTCTCCTGCACTTCTCCTTCAGTACTATGTTTAAAACTAAGTTTTTTATTCTTAGAGTTATTATACTTAGCAGCTTTAGTAAAATAGCTAGCTCGCACAGGTTGTACTCTGTGTAAAGTTACATATTTTCCTTCAGCAAATTCTTTATACTGTGGACTTTTTAGCAGATCTGCAAAAGAACCAAACCCTGACTGCTGTGCAAACTGTTCTAGCGCTGCCTGTCCTTTACCTTTAATTCCTAATACAGAATTTGCTATTCCTTTAGCTATAGTATTTCTAGTATAACTACCTAATGCTCCTTGCACCTCTACAATACCATCACTAGGAGTTCGATATTTCCCAGGTGGTATAATGTTCTTCTTAGCAACTATTACAAAGTTACCTTTATCTAGTATTTTTTCTAAATCTTTAGTAACTTCAAGAGTATTTAATCCTGCGGCATTGTCTTTTCTAATTGCAGAACCTGCATTTACTAAGAATTGCTTTTTACCCTTTAGCTCAAGCTCGCTGTAAACACCTTTACGATCTTTAGCTACATCTTGTAGTTTAAACAATTTAGTTATATACTCTTGCTTTGTTACGCTACCAACTGTTTTTTCTCCTCCTGGCATAGAAACTGTTACATATGTTTCTGTAGATCTTAAGTTCATTGTACCGCTGTTAAACGCTTTTGTAGTACCGTCATTGTTATAGACTCTTACAGATGTTGCTACAGACGGGTTATGATAATTGTTCTGTACAAAGTTTTCGTATATATTATCTATACTATCTTCTAAACCAAACATTTCAAACTTTTGGAAGTATGGCTTTAGTAGGTCTATCACATCTGTACTAGGTAGTACTTGGAAGAACGCTATAGGTGAGAAGTCAAATCCAGATTGCAGTACGCTAAACACTAAAATATCATTAGCAAGAGTAGAACTCATTTCTTTTAACTCTAAAAATGCATCTGATAATAAGTCTATATCTACAGTAGCTAGCTTCTTACTAAACAATCTTAGATTATCTATGTCAAACTCAGGATGATTAGGGTCTACTACACCTTGCAGCATAGGATAGAACTCTTGTATTAATAAGTTTTCTTTTAATACAGGATCACTCTTTGCTTGTAGAATTCTAGCAGGTAAACTTTCTTCTCCTTGGAACATTGGTTTAATCATGTCTGCGAGTTTCTCTCTACCCTGTACAGCCATAGTATTTTGTACTATGTATGAGCTTATAAAAGAATCAAACTTTTGCAAGTGCTGTATTACATCATCTTCTGTCTTTTTTATTTCCGGATCAGTAAGAGTATATGCTAACTCTTCCATCTTACGTTTAATTTCAGAATTAAATTGCTTTGCATCTACGCTTTCAAAGAATCCCGGTGCCTGGTCAAACGTGTCTTTAAGTGCAGACATAAGATTTGGCATTTTTTCTGTAGAAGAAATTGTACGCTCTAGTGCAGAAGAATCAAAGAAATTGCTTTCTTGAACTCTTTTTAACAATGCCTGCATATACATAACATTAGACCCGCTCTTAAGTTTTGATGTGTCATATTTAGTAGCATTGTTTAATAAGTACAAGTTGTCTGCATACTCTTTATATCTTAAAAAGTCTGCAAGTACTTGCGACTGGTACGACATCTCTAATGGCGATAACTCTCCATTAACATTATTTGCAATCATATCACGCAACAAGTTTTGTCTAAACATTACTGGTTGAGAATCTTCTTGTATTTTACCATACTTAGATTCTAGCTTAGACACTATTTGCTTATTAGACAAATACGCTTTTTCTTCTTCTCGTTTATTGCTAGCAACATTTGCTGCCATAGACTGTCTAGTCTCTTTTAATTTTACGTAGTCATCTATTACAGGTTGCGACATAAAATATAACACAGACTTGATAGGAACTCCAGATCTTAACAAGTACATATGTATTGGCGCATAAGCAACACCTGCATTTATATCAAATACAAAATCATCTTTTGTAACATCCACATATCCTGAGATATACTCTGCAAGTACAGAATTAATTGTACGTCTTCCTTCTATGTCTTTAACTCTAGCTAAAGACTTATTATTACTACTGTTAAAACCTGCAAAGTTTAAAGCTATGTCTGCTTCGTTGCTAATTTTTAATCCTACTCTTTGCGCTTTACCGTGAGCAGTTGAACTAGTTGCAACAATACCTGTTCCTCCTAATCCAGACCACATTCTATATGACTGATTAATCATATTTTCAAATGTAAGCATTTGATTAAAGTTTTTCTTTTCAATTGCAGTACCGCCATTTCTAAGAACTCTAATATCATCTGCAATGTCTTTAACTTCAAAAGCTCCTACTGGAGTAATCAGTTGATCAAAACTCTCAGGATGAAGCAGCACTTCAGCCATAAGATCTTGAGCTCTATTCTGCAGTGCAGCTTTAATATTCTGCTCTTGCAAAGTGAGAGCTTTAAAAGCTTCTAGATCGCCTTTAACTGTACTTTCTCCAGCCTCTTCCATAACACGGAGTCTTTGTATAGGATTACTGTTAGAGTCATCTAAGTATTTAACTTTATTTATTTTATTATTTTCTGGGTCTAACACATAGTTAGGAAAATACAATGTTATTTTATCAATATCATAATCGGAACCTGCTTTACCTACCATCTCTGTAGGTACTATAATAGTAGATCCAAATTGCTGTGGCAAAAACCCTGCAATCTCAATTGCATCAATAGAATTTAGACCCTCTGTAGGAATACGGAATCCTATTATATTTTTAAGCTCTGGATCTACAGCTGGATCATTAATATCAATTTGTTGCCCTACAAGCTCCTTAAACTTATGAGGAACTAGAACTTGCATTCTTATTGTTTCTCCTCCTGGTACAGGTTCGTAGAACTTAAGAACCTTAAGTCTTTTAACTTCGTCTTCTAATCCTAAACGAGCCCATTCTTCTGCGTCGTTTTGTTTTAGAATTCTAGTTTGAGACTCTAGACCTGTAGATGCTTGTAATACCATCAAATCACCAGGCATTTTACGTCTTACTACATTATTTGTAACTACTGCATATAGCAATGTTTCAATCTTGTTCTTTTCAAACAGCTGGTTTATAAATTTAGTATCACCTTCTAGCAAAGTTTGGATACCTAGCATAGTATGCTTAGGAGTATCTCTTCTTTCTAGTTCGTCAAGTAAAACATTTTTAAATTTAGTTACATTAGTAAGTTTATTATTTTTAATACCTAAACGATTTTTTAAACCTGCAAGATCTCTACGAATAATCTCTTCGTTAGTAGAGTGCCAATCGTTTATAATTTCATTAAATCCTTCATGCTTAGCATATCTTTCACTAACAACCCCATTCTCATAAACATTAATTGGTAGTAATGCAGTAGATTGTACACCCATTGTAACTTCTTTTTTAGTCTTAGGTGCAATTTCTAGTTGTATACCTAACTCACTAAAGTCAATTGTTTGTGTGTTTAGCGGAATACCATTTTCATCTAACTCCATTGGCTTGTACATCCCATTCTCATAAAATGCATCAAACTCCCCATCAGTACTTTTAACTCCTCCTACTTTAACTACAGATTCAAATATCATATAGTCAATGTTGTTGGCACTCATGTCATCATTAATTTCTTTGTATGCGCTACCCGGCATAAGTTGAGGCATAAGTGGAAATAGTGCAAACTTATGGAAAGTTCTAAGTTCTACATTATCTTCTATAAACGGTGCAAACACTTGTGGCTTAAGTGGAGGTAGTAGTGCTATCTCTTCAGGCGCTATATCCTCTTCAAGCATAAGTTTTTGATACACGTTTTCTTGTTCTTCGCTCCACTTCCCAGTTCTCCACAGTAAGCTTCTGTAGGTATCTAGATGTATAAATCCTCCACCATCAAACTCTTCCATATTAGAGTATGCATCATCAAGTGCTGAAACGTTTGCATTAGGATCAAGCACTAGCACTGCTGCTTTATATTTTTCTAAGTATGGAGAATCAACAAGAACATCTGCTCTGTGTGCTACAGTTAATTTATCGCTATGATCTTTTGAGTGTCCTAAATTAGGCATGTTTTCATTCATCCAAGCTAACAGATCTGCATTAGATGTAGGATATGTTTTTGTACCAGATACACCAGAAGTTCTTTTAAACAAGTCTGTATATAGTGCAAGATCTCCTAGCAATAGTTTTGCTTGCTCATTTACACCTATTAAATGTAAATACGTAAGCTGTCTTGCTATCGACACTGCAGTACTCATATCTATGTTTACTCCATTATCGTTCTTGTCTTTATATATTTGTTGGAATCGTTTAACTATTTTAGTATCAAGTCCAATATTTTTATATTTTCCGCCTTTAAATTCAGAGAATTCTTCTTGAATAGTTCCAAGATCTCCTATTGTAACATCTTCTACAGTAGTTTCTAAAGTTCCTGATGCGATCTCCTGTATAACACCAAGATTTTTTAGAGCTTCAAAGTTTTTAAATACTTCTTTTTCTAAAAATGATTTAAGATCCTGTTTTCTTTCTTCAATAATTCTATTTATTTTTTGCTCTGTAGTAGCTTTCTTCAACTGACTTGTTGGGACACTAATAAGACCATCAAAGAATCTTAAATTTTTACCTTGTCTATCTAGCCCTTTAATTCTATTAAGCTTAGACTTAGGGTTTCTTAGCTGTTTACCTGCTAAACGTATCTCATCTGCTAAGTACCCTTTAAGAACATTTACCATGGCTTTTTCAGACATCCTAAAGTCAGGAGTCAAGCCGTCTAAACTAAATGCGTATTCAGTTTTCTTATCAGCTGTACGGATTACAGGATGTATACCTTGAAATAATAAATTTGCATGCAGCGCTGCTATGTCTGAAGGGCTTGTTTTAGAAATATGTTTAGCTTTACCGCCTATTACATTTTCTTTTGCCCCTTCAAGTACACTTACTTTAAATTCTAATAAAGAATTTTCTGATTTAGATTGTAACCAGTACGACCCTTTATAGTTATCTATTTCAAGTGCGTTTTCAATAGCTTCATCACTCGCATTGTATTTTTCTGCTATGTTATCCATAGAAGTTTTTAAAGTAATACCAAATGCATTCTTACCTTCCGGAGTTCTGTGCTGCAGATCAATAGCTTGAGTTGTGTGTTCTAGCTCTGCTTCTACAAGTGTGTTGATATTAGCTTGTA